GACGAATTGGACAAGATTCCAACAGGATACATTTATGGCTACTAAGAAGATTACCAAGGATGCGCCTGTTCAGAAGTCTGAGCAGGCTTTAGTTTACGAAAAGGTTCTCACGGATATACTCCACGAGCTCAAGGACCTCAATAGGCGTATATCCTGCATGACGGGGGTTTGACATGGGACACTCAGCGGACCAAAGCCGACAGAGGATGCGCAAGAGGATTGCACAGATGCAGTTCCTCCTGGACAATTTCGACGGTCCCGTATTCGACGAAGGCGGACTCGGCGGAATGCATACGGACGAGGACGGATACTGTCCCACCGGCATAACGATGGCCATAATAAACTACTACTCCCACGCGAAGGAACTGAACTACACGTCCATCAGCTCGTTCATGGCCCGTATCCAGGGATACCTCCCGAAGGACCTGAGGATAACTACGCACAAGTGCCAGAGGAAGGACAAGAGGGAAAGCCCGCTGTGGAATCCCCGGAACATAAACGCCACGAAACAGGACGAAATAGGCGAGGAAACCAAGGAATACCTCGACCTCATGGTGGACTGGCTCAACACGATGAAGTCCAGGTGCCTCAACGACCTTACGTTCAAGTACGTGCAGGAAGGCAAGACGCAGTTCATCGAGATAATGAAGAGAAGGTGGAAGGACGTATATTCCGAGAAGGTGGAACAGGAAGTCGCGGCGGCTGTAAATACCGACAACAAGATTAATATCATAGTCGAGCCTTACGAGGAATAAATGGACATCCACGTCAAACTGTTGAAGCACCAGATGGAACTGATGCGTTGCAAGGACGATATGGTCTATCTGCAATGCGGGAGAGGCGCGGGCAAGAGCTATATCGCGTCGCTCATGGCAGTTCTGGCCATGTTGCAAGGGCAGAGGGTTATCTGTCTCGGTCCCTCGTATCGCCAGGTGACGGAAGTGTTGTTTACCGAATGCCTAAACCGTCTCTACGAGATGCTTAAGCCCGAAGAATTCCAGGTGCAGAAAGTCGCGATGAAGATAAGTTACAAGAGCGGCATAATCTATTTCGCTTCGTACGAGAACGTGGACAACCTCCGTGGCTTTACCAAGATTTCATTGGCTATTTGCGACGAGATTGCGCTCGCTTCGCCGGAACTGATGAACGTCCTCTCATTCTGTCAACGCGATACTGGAGGACAGACCAGACAGATATGGCTCAGCACGCCGAGAAGTTTGTCATGGGTTACGACCTATGTGAAAGAGAACAACATAAAGGTCATTACCGCCACCACCAGGGATAATCCCAGGATTTCGGAACAGGAAATCGAACTTATGCGTAAGTCCTGTATTTCCGAAACGGCATGGCAGAGAGAATTCTACGGCATTCCGGTAGACGACGAGAACTCGGGTGCGATATTTACCGAAGACTTGCTGGAACCCGCTCCGATTTCTGGAACTTGTGTAACTATAGGAATAGATATGTCAGGTCTAGGCCGTGACTGTAACTGTCTCGTATTAAGGAAAGGCAATCACATAGAGAAGATCGAGCGTATCGGCGTGGCTTCCAATAAGGACATATTCGGTATCGTAAAGAGATGGATTCACGAATACGGTGCGTCCAATATTTCGGGTATCAATATCGACCAGGCTTTCGGTCTGGGACTTAACGAGCTGCTCATGGACTCCGAATACAAGTCTCTTGTAAATCTTGTCCCGTTCGGGGGCGCGCCGGAAGACAAGGCGTATCTGAATATGCGTGCGGAAATTTATCTGAAGGCGAAACGTTATATACTCGACCACGGTATATCCGGACTTGACGAGCAGTTGAGGGAAGAACTCAAGACTACGCGTTATATAATGAGCAACCACGAGAGGATTCAGTTAATCCCCAAGGACGATATAAGGCTCATACTGAAGCGTTCTCCTGACTCCGCGGACGCTTTCGCACTGAGTTTCTATACGGACGACCAGCCTAGGGGCTTACTGATGGAAAGGCGTGCTCGTCAGATGCAGTTTATGGGATAGCCGTATACCAATTATAAATATTAACAGACAAGGCAATGAGGCGCCTAAAGACCTTACAGGAAATACATATATGAATGAAGAAGTCGAAATCCTTGACGGACAGAATGGCGAAGCTGAAAACCAGGACGTAAGTCAGAATGAGACCCCGGTGGAAGCCGCAACCCCTCAGCAAGGTGCGGAGAATCCCGAAAATAATGTGTCGGAAACGGGTAACGATGGTAAGCGCGAATATACTCCGGAAGAACGAGCCTCGTATTCTTTCCGCAAACAGCTGCGGAAGAAACAAGAGAAGTTCGATGCGAAGTATGGCGAATTGCAGGCTAACTATAACAAGTTATTGGAACGTCTTGAAAGACTGGAGCAGCCGGATAAATACCAGCCTCTAAACAGGCAGCAGTTTCAGACCGACGACGATTTCATTAACGCTTTGGTCGAAGAGAAGTTCAAGAACGTATGGGACCAGCGTATGTCTGAGTACCAGAAGCTCTACGACGAGAAGGCCAAGCAGGAGCAGGAGCTCAACACCTACCGTAGCAGGCAGGACGAAAACGTAAAGAAACTGTTCAAGACTCCAGAAGCCGAGAAACAGTACAGGGACGTAGTCGGACAGGCTTTGCAGAACGGCATGGGTGAATTGATTGATCAGGACAAGGAATTGTCCAGTTATATCATGCGAAGCGATGTTGCGCCTAAACTGTTATATAACTTTGCAATGAATCCTAGTTTGCTCGAAGGGTTGTTCGCGGAAGGCAGGACCGACATGGACAGACAGTTCATGATTAGACAGATGGAACAGGACGTAAGAAAGGAAATCGCTCCGAAGCCGCAAGTCATCGGTAAGCCCGGTATTCAACAGGAAACAACAAAGGGATCGATATTCGATTCGGACGATTCGATTCTTAATTACCTCCGAACACATTAAACATAAGGATTACATATTATGGCAGACAAGAATCTCGGAAATGAATTTTCCAACAACAAGAAAGTCAAGCTCATCGCTGGCGAAGTTTACGACAACCTTCCGTACTTGAAGAAGGCCCACTCTTACATGACTCAGGGTGAACTCGAAGGCAAGAAATACGGCAAGACTTACAACATTTACATCACCGACCCGGGTGAAGTCAAGGACGGCCTCGAAGCCTCTCCGGATACCGTCACGGAAGTCGAAGTTCCTGTTACCCTTCAGAACAAGAACACTTCCATCGAACTGGACGCGTGGAACCGTCTTACGGACATCGAATCCTTTACAAAGGAAATCGCTAAGCCGCGCGGTGTAAAGCTCGCTCGTTCTATCGAAAAGGACGCTATCGACCAGACCATCAACAAGGCCTTCCAAGTGGTTGAAGGTTCCGCTAACTTCAAGACCCTTACGGACATGTCCAAGGCTCTCGACGAAGTGGGCGTTGCTGGTACCAAGGTTTCCTTCGTGAAGCCGACTGTTGCCGGTACGATTGCAAACGGTGGTCTCGCTCACTTCATCCCGTCTGAAATCCAGACCAAGATTTACAAGGACGCTTACCTCGGTCAGTATGCTGGTGCCTCCGTTATCGAAGAAAGCCTCATGCCGATCGTTAACGTTGCCGGTACTGAAACCGCCGCTTTCGCCGTGAAGAACGTTTCTGGCGTAGGCGCTGAATCTGGTACTGTTGTCGGTTATGAAGTCACAGGCTTTACCGGTGATGCTGGTATCCCGTTCAAGCTCGAAGGCGTCAAGATCGTCGGTGTCGACGGCATGGAAACTGACCAGGACTTCTTCGTGATTGCTGACAAGGATGGTAACATTCCTTCTGTTCGTATCGCAGTCCAGGGTCACAACGTCAACAACGCTAACGGCTGGGTTGAAAGTGGTTCCTTCACTCCTTCCGCTACGCTCGCTGTTGCTTCGGGTAAGTATGCCCTTGGCCAGTGCCGTACTGAAGAAGCTGTTGGTTTCGATACTTACAAGTTCGCCGACCTTCCGGGTTCCGAAAACGAAACTGTTGCTGTTAACAACCTCTCTCTCAAGATGAGCACTTACGGTGACGGAAAGTACATGACGACCCTCACCCGTATCGATGCTCCGTATGCAGTCACCCTGCCGGATCCCCGTAACGCGGTGGTCGGATTCTTCAAGATTGGTTAATATAATCTCCTATTAAACTATAAAGCCAAGGTGCAATACCCTTGGCTTTCTTGTACTCTATAAATATAAGAGATTTAATAAATAAGGAATTTACAATGGCGACAACTGTGAACGCACTTATCAATGACGCCTACCAGAAATGTTCGCTCTGCGGCCTCGGTCAGTCTATCTCAGGTACAGAGGCAATTGCGGGTCTGAAGGACCTGCAGTCCGTTATCGCGGAACTTTGTGGACAGGACTTAATTCTTTCCGACGTGGAAACGGTAGACATTTGCAAGAGCGGCCTCATCAAGGTCATGGAAGAACTACCGGAGAACTGGTCCGAAGCGGACGTACTTCCTTACGGCACTGTCGCAGGACAGGTATGCAGGCTTACGACAGACAACAAGGTATATGCGTGGGAACTTTCCGACCCGACTGACCCGTCCACGCTCAGCTGGCAGTTGAGAGAAGATATCGTATGGCCGGACCTGCTTATCAAACCGCTTCCTGACAGGGTAGTAAGTTTGTCCAGGAAACTCGGCGAGAGATATGTTCAGCTTTATCCTGCACAGCGCCAGGTTCTTGATTCCAAGACAAAGAGGGGACTTCCGGTATTCTACACGACGGAAACGCAGCTAGAAAGCGTAAAGGTTTCTAACACGGTATACACGTACGAAGTATTCTTCATCGAGATGGATTCCATACAGAATCTCCAGTACAGAATAACTTATCTGAAGTCCATTCCGCAGTACAAACTTAACGACAAGCTTTACTTCAGCGAGAAGATAATTTCCATTCTCGAAGACGGTCTCTGCTCGAAACTTTGTCTCAGGTACAAGCTGCTCGACGTGAAGCCCATGTTCGACGAGGAATTCGGTAACGCGGTAAGACTTCTCAAGCGTATCAACCAGGCTAACCGTCCGATGACATATTCTGACATAGAAGGTGGTTCGTATCTGGACAGTTTCTATAACGGTTTCTGTCCCCGTTCTTGGTAAGGAGTTTCAATGGCTGAGAATAAGATAACTTATTCATTTGTTGGCGGTTCTAACAAGACCAAGTCCCCGAATATCATGGGCGCGGCGATAAGCCGTAACATGTTTTCCGGGACTAACGGTTCCAAGGACGATGCCAGACGCTTTATGCAGAGCTGCCCGGGTATCAAGTACCTGATGACGCTGGGCGAGTCCGGACAAATCGACGGTATGTACGTCCCTTCCACGGGTCTCACCGTGATGAACTACGTACCCGATTTGTTCGTCGCCTACAACGGCAGTATCTACCGCATAGACAACGCATACAACGTGGAAGTGATAGGGCAGTACGCGGTCGGCAACAAGGTGGAATTCGCCGAGTCCGGCGGCGAACGTGCCATACTCATGTGGGTGGATTCCACTACAATCCGCGGCTACGACCTCAAGGAAGGCCACGACGTTTCCATAACACTTCCGAAGAGGATTACCGAGAACCTTTACATCCGTCCTACCCACATATCGGTAGTTTCCGGTTCCATCGTCGTCAACGACCTCGGTTCCGGCTATGTCTACTATTCTGTACCTTACCCGATGTCACAGGAGAAGAGGAACGTCTTCGATATCGTCGACGGTGTGGTACAGTACGAGGACGACGGTATCACGGTAAAGATGAAGGAAGTGGATTCCGGGGAATACTGTTTCCTCGACAACTACGGCGTACAGCAGTATTTCAATGCCGAGTCTTCTTCGGACAAGGTAATAGCCATCTCGTCCGTAGGCTCGCTCCTTACTTTGTTCGGACCTTCGTCCATAGAGTTCTGGCAGAGGGGCGATTCCGAATCCAACCAGACATGGCAGAGGGTGTCGTTTACCGTCAACAAGGAACAGGGTCTCGAGGCCAAGTATTCTTTAGCGTCCATCAACCAGACACAGTTCTGCATAGGTACGGGCAAGGCCAACGCCAAGTGCGTCCTCATGATAGAGGGGACCAAGGTTTCCAAGATTTCCGACGAGTGGCTCGACAGGATCCTGAACGACAATTCCGTGACCGCCACCAAGGCCTGGACGTATTCCAAGAACAACCACAGCTTCTACCTTTTCAGCGTGGGCGACGAATGCTACTGCTACGACGCCACCATGGGAGAATGGCATATACGTTCCAGCCGCAACTACTACAATTCCAGGAACAAGAACTACATGCCTTTGTACGCGGTGTGGTTCGACAGCAAGATTATAACTGGATGCTGTGAAAACGGCAACCTGTATGTGCTCGACGAGAACTACTACAGGGAAGACTTCGATTCCGAGAAGTCCCTTCCCTTGTACAGGGTTCGACAGACCCCGGTCATTACGGCCGACTACAAACCATTTACCATATACGAACTGGGTCTCGAAATAAACGCCGGACACATGCAGTATTACGAACACGAGGCGCAGGCCGTCCTCCAGATGAGCAACGACGGCGGATACACGTTCGGCAACGCGATCCTCAGCTCGCTCGGACAGAGGGGCCAATACTGGGCGAGGCTCAGGTGGCTAAACCTCGGCATGACAAGGCAGTGCGTCATAAAGGTGGCTTTCTCCGAGGACAGCGACTTTGTCATAAGCGACGCGTCCATCAGGTTCAACATTCTTCAGACGGGTATCTAAATGATTGTAAATTATGGTAGCTCACTTAAGGAAGTTCTGGGTGCCTTGTCCGGTACGTGGGCATTGTCCAAGGAAGACGACTGGACGGTCCTCGAACAGGGCAACCTCAAGATATACCAGAAGATAGGCAAGAAGGGCAAGAACGTGCTCCCGGGCAAGTTCATCAAGGACAGGGACACGGTGACGCCATATCTCGTCTTCTATTCGCACGGGGTTACGGGCGGGTGCATAACCCTCCAGCAGCAGTATATAGAGTTGGACGCAAACGGCGTAATTTTCGTGATAAGCATACGAGCATAAATATAACAGGAAATACAAGGAGTTTATAACTATGGGTTTAGCTGAAATATTTGATCCGGCGGATATTTGGGGGACACAGCAGGACAAGCGTGCCGCCAATGCGAAAGCCGCTATTGACGAGGGTCTCGGTTACGCCTCTCAAAGCGACAAGCAGAACAGGATACTGTACCAGGACTATCTGGACAAGGTCAAGGGCACTTACGGCGGACAGGCTGACAAAGTCGGTCAGTATACCGAGGCTCTCGAGCAACTCGACCCCTATGACGCGGGTCAGTTCGGCGACAACTACGACAAGACCATCGACGACTTCTATTCGAAGTTCGCGAACCAGAGAAAGCAGCAGGCCACCGACGCAATCACCAATTCCATGGCGAACGCCGGCAACATGTTCAGTTCCGACTATACCAATGCGCTTGCCGCGAAACAGCAGGCACTCGCTTCCGAGGAATGGGACAAGGCTTTCGACAAGTACCAGGCCGATCGCACTCGTGCGTTGAACGAATTCTCTACAAATGCAAACATAGGTCAACAGACCTATTCCAACATGTACAACAAGAACAAGGACCTTCTCGGTATGTCCCAGAACGCTCAGGACAATATCATGAACGCGTTCGGTCAGTATACGTCTAATCTCGCTAACCAGAACAACACGTTAGCCCAGAGTCAGATGAATGCCGCCAACGCAAAGGCGCAAATCGAGAACAGTAAGAAAGGTCTCCTTGGTCGCATATTCGGTTGAGGTAAATTATGATGGGAACAATTATGTCAGTATTGGGAGCTCTTCAGCAGAAGGCCCAGAATCAGAACGCCGCTAACCAGCAGATGAACCAGCTTATTCAGCAGGGCATGCCGCAACAGCAGCAAGTTCAACCTTTCACCATAAACTCGGTATTCGGCAGATAATATGGCAGCTAGAATCGACCAAGTCTTCGGGCCCATGGCTCCGATAAACGACGTTCTCCCGCAGAACGTCTTGAGAGACTTTATCTACGATTTGGTCTACATACCTGGTGGTGCACAGAACAACGCGCTCAGGAACCGTTCCGAGAACGAGGCCGGATTCGCACAGACACAGGAAGAACACAACGCCGCACTCAACAAGTTCGCAGACATGGTTAACCTCCCTCCCGCGATAAGGGAACAGATGGGTAGGCAGAACGAAGAGAACATGGCCAAGTTCAATCCTGCCAAGGATACCAAACCGAGACGTCCGTTGACTCCTAGTTCGTCCGTCGTATCCAGGATAGCGATTAAGCCCGACGGCAACATAGCGGTATCTTTCAACCAGGGCAAGGAATATACCTATAACGGCGGCGGCAACGTACAGGAAGCTGCGCGTCGCGTAATGGAACTTATCAACGGCGGTTCCATCGGTCGCTCGGTGAATACAAAGATACCTGGGAGCTGGGGCAGCAGATACAGGTTATAATAAATATAAGAAAAGAGGTTTATAATGGCATTTAATCCTAATTTCGGTGCGACAATTCAGGCGGTGTTCCAGGACCCTGGTCTGTATCAGCAGGTAGCCCAGAAGACTTATCTTCCTGAGGCCATCAAGTCGTTATGGAATATGAACGCTACTCTTCAGGACGCGGTTCAGAAGAACAGAATCGCAAACGAGATGGAGGAAGAGAATCCCGACTTCGACAAGATCGCGGCAATGGACGCAAGGCGTATCAACAATCAGGATCCTACTTCTATCTGGAGATGGAAAGCCGCTCAGGATCAGGCTGCTGACCTCCATGGCGATACCTTGTTCGCACAGCAGCAGCAGCGTGAAGAGGATCTCAAGCGTATCGCGGCAGAGAAAGCCAGTAACCGTGAAGATCAGAAACGTCAGATGCAGAACAAGCTTGACGCGTATCTCCCGACAATGACAATCGGTCTCAACACTACTCCGGAACAGGCACAGCAGTTCGCAAATACGCTTGCGGGACTCGAGGCCGAAGCCAGCAATTACGGTATAGTAGACCCACGTATTGCTGCACTCAAGACTCAGCTCTCCGGTGAACTCCCGTATAACGCCATGATGGCGGCAATCGACGAACTTGAAGACATCGACGCAAACTTTGGCAAAGGAGCTGATTACGCGAACATGAAGGATGCTAAGAAGTTCGCTGTATTCCAGAAGAAGCTCGAAGACGCAAGGAACAATATTATCGAGAACAATCCTGACCTGTGGAATCTCATGGCAAAGGACAGACGTTATAACAAGAAACTTATGACCCTGTTGTCCAACCGCAAACCGAAGTCCAAGGGACCGAAAAGCCCGTACGAGTTATAATTATGGCAGAATACGTAGTTACAGATATAGACAAGTGGCTCGCACGTAACAAGCGCGACGTCTTTGAACTTATTCAGAAGCAAGGACGTCGTATCGAAGGCATGGACAAGGCACGTTTCGCGCAGATTAAGAATTGCTGGAACGACGCCGAGAATGCCGTTAAGACCAACGACAAGCTGGATAAATGGAACAAGCTCCAGGAAGAGCTCGGCCCTATCTTCAAGACGGCTGCAGACAATGTAGAGAAGTTCGACGCCAAGATTTCTAAGTGGAACGAGGATCCCAATTTCCAGGGTCTCGCAGGCGAATCCAAAGCGAAGTACGATTTCTGGTCCAAGCTCAACGATGTTGGACTGAATCGTCCCGACAGCGACAAGGAGAAACTCTCGAACCTTGAACCGGCAAACGCGTTCGAAGACAAGTACGATTACGACCAAATGAAATATCTGGCCGGACAGTACGGCTATAACTACGACGACAAGGAAGAACGTGCAGAATTTGTCAACAAGGTTGCGAAGATCGCCCAAAACAAAGAACTTGACAAGATCTGGAATGAAGATATCTACGCGGGTCTCGTTACTCCGGTGACAAAGGAATACGCCAGGAAGAACTACCAGAATATAGACGGGATAGAAGACCTGGCCGCACCGTTGGCCGCTGATGTAGGAATCAACACGCTCATGGCGGGTGCCCCCGGCGGTATTGCAGCCGACCTTGGTGCAGGCCGTACCCTAGCTAGGGCGATAGACAATACCGTCGCCCCCGTGGTAAGGGGAGCAGCAAACCTCGGCTTTAACACCGACGAAATCAAGAAAGACAATCTTGTCGACGCCGGTAAGACAGTCGCCTCGGAAATCGCCACGAACTACGCCACCCCGTGGATGTTGAGGGGTATTGGCAGACGTGCCGATAAATACGCCACACGCGAGCTCCAGAAGGCCGAACAGCAGTTGACCAGTAATAACCCTAAGGTAAGGACAAAAGCGACCCAGAAGGTCGTCCAGGACAATTTAAACCAGACTGCCGACCGTGTAAGGGATATAGAGGACAAGCTTAAGAGCGGCTATGCTGTACGCGGAAAGGATGGTAGCTATTTCAGGTTCGACAAGAATGGCAACAGATTTGCCGTTACGGACAACAACGACCTTATTACCGGGGCCGTGGTCAACGCCGACGATTTCGACTATTACCTGAACAACAAGTTCGTACTCCGCGACAAGAACTGGGGACCTGAAGGCAAGACGCCTACTGGCGATTACCTGAAATCGTTGAAGAAAGATTTTGAAACCCTGGAGAAGAAGCTGCCCGAAAAGCAGGCCGCCGCGGTAAACGAGTCAAAGAATATTATCGTAAAGGGCACCAAGCGTAACACTGCCGCGAACGTGTCGATGAAGATGGACGACAATATCAAGAACGGCAAACCTGTCCTCGACGGTATTTCCGCCGAAGACATGGCCTTGGTAACCGACAGGAAACCGAAGGAATCGTTCTGGAACTGGGCGGATTCCAAAAAGGAAAAACTGAAGGACAGCGCCATATCGAGGGATATGGGGGCTTACCTTACCAACCTTCAGGGACGTTCCAAATGGGGTGGTACCGCAGTCAATTCTTTGCTGCAGGCCGTACCGGGTATCTCAGATAAGACAGACTTTTCCGTGAAGGAACGTCCCGACGTAGAGAACGACCCGGAACTCCAGATGCTGAAACGTCTGTATGACTTGTACAAGAAGAATTCGAAGCTTGTCGCGAAGCCCAAGGTCCCGAAGAAATGGGAACAGGACTACACGATAGAAAAAATATTCGGATATTAAGGAATTTACTATGGCTAAGAGACATAGAATTCACCCGCAGGGGTCACAGTATATCAGGGACGCGGTTCCGTCGCCTCGAGATGTGGCTGAATTTGTAGCTCCAAGAACTGTAAATGAAGGTTTGTCAACCCCTGGACTTAGATAATTCTTTTCAGTCACCCTTGTCAATAAATAAAGGAGAGGATTTAGCATGGCGAATACAAGATTCGGTAATTTCAGTAATTTGGTAAGTGACCCTAAAGAGTATGACAAGAACGCCCGAGAAGGCTTCAATAAACTCGCAGAAACAGCCATTGGACTCACTCCGGGTCCAGAGATAGCAAAAGTATTCGGTCAGGATAATTACGGTCCCATGGACGCCGTAATGGACTTACAGGACAAGTATGTACCGTTCGCGTACCAATACAATAAATGGCTGAGAGGTGAGAAAGTCGATCCGAACGAGTTGGCAGCAGAGGCCATACTATTGGGTCTGCCGCTCGGCGGAGAGGGTCTGAGGGTCGTCAATAGGGCGATTAAGAATCCCAAGAGCGGCTTTATCCGTAATCCCGCGTATAAGGAACCGATGACGAAGGCACAGCAGGAAGCCACGGACAAGGCCATAAAGGAATGGAATAAGGGCGTGGCTATTAACAGAAGGCTTCACTCTACCAGACCGGAAGATATACCGGCACCTGTTACATACGATCAGAAAGTGCTTAACCAGATTAACGACTACGTATCGAACCAGTTCAAGTTCACCCCGAAAGTGTCCAACGAGATGGGTCTACCCACAGCCAACAGTAACATCGTTACAAAGGCTATCCTTCCAGAAGACGCAACCGACGCGGCCTTCTTGCGTCATAACCCCACTATGAGCAATTACGACCTAATAAACAAGGCGATAACACAAAATATCGGTAAATTTGCGAAAGAAGGTAAACTGAAGACTGGCGAACCGCACAGCATATTGGCCCGTGACCCCAGATATGACGGACAATATGTCATCGAATACAAGACCAACAGCGGCGGTTATCGAGACCAGGGCGCCAGGGGCAAGAGGAACATGCTTCTCATGCTGGAAGAAATGTTCCCCGGATTCCTGGAAGCGATGGCGAAACCGCTAAAGTAACTTCCCGTCGAAGAGCTTGACCTTACCGGCCGACACGAGCAGTCTGGTAAGGTAGTTCTTTATCACATCGGCGTGCTTGATGTTGGTATCTTCCTTCTTGCCGACCGTGAAGATATTCTTGCTGATATGCCTGATGGACCACTTTGTACCAGCGAGACGGACATTGACCTTGTAACCGTCGACAGAAGCCGTGAATTCCTCGCCAGCCCAGAAGAAACGGACGCCGAGGAAACCTGCGGATTCGTCTTCGCGGCATTCGGTATCGAGAAGCTGCGGGATGTTGTTGAGAAGGTAGTTGGCGTATTGCATTGTTGTCTCCTTTGTTATTTGTTATGTGTATAATATATAGTAAATTCGGGGGAGCCCGTAAACAATAACAACGGAAGACAAACAAACCGGACTCCCCCGAAAGCTATGCAGACGTCTTCCTGCCGTTCCTGAAACCGAGCGAGTAGATAGCCTGGCAGGCTTTCTGTTTCTTGTAGTAGTCGCTCCTGGCGGACATGGCTATGGCCATCAGCTCGTCCAGGGACATGTTGGAGAAATCGTACTTCGGCCTGCCCTTCTTGCGCTTCTGTACTTCCACGCCGTACTTGTGCACGGTATAGTACGCACGTTTGAATTCGGGCATCGTATAGTCTTCCCTGTGCTCCAGTATCTCCTTGGCCTTCTCTATCTCCTCGGAGGTCACGGTGAGCCTCGTACGGGGCTTTAACGACACATTTACGATATCGGCGGGCGTGTCTTTCGTGAAGAACTTCGTGAACAGCTGTTTAATCATATTATGCTACCCCCGCAATCTTGAGAAGTTCGTCATCTGCGAAATCCCAGAATTGTTCGCCCATGGCGCGCCACATCTTGGATTCGCCGGAATTGGAGGAAATGGCCCAGCGGCATTCCATCTGGAACTGGAGGAAATCGTTGACAGAGATGCCACGCTGCTTGAGGAGTCTCTGCAACGTGG